GTTTATTGGATCTAATAGTTTGTGTTATTAGCTGTGGGCTAATCTCAATACCATCTTTAGATGCCAATTTTGATCCAACATTAGCAGCTTGTTTGTAAATTTCACCAACTGGCATAGGTACAGTACCTGCCTGAATAGCGTTAAGTGAGTTGCCAACTCTACGTGTCATTTGCGGAGTTACAGAATTTGCAATAGCATCAGCAAACTTATTAAGAGCTGCATTGTTACCTTGTAACGCACGGATTACACCAGTTGCTCCATCGTCGCCAGCCATGCTTTGAATTTTAGAAATTAAGTTATCTAAAAATCCTTCGTCGAGCTGACGATTTACTTCATTAATTTTCATTGCTCATTTTCCTTAATTGAACGCACGCCGCGAGTAAATTTAGCAGGGTCTCCATTTTTAATGGCCAATTGCAATCGTCTAACTAGTTCATCGGCTTGATGCTCTGGATAGTTAGTCTGTATAACCTCAATGAGATTAAGTACACGGGCAATAGCTTGTGTTGCTAGGCCTTCAACAAGCAAATGCTTGTCTTGACGTGGCATTAGCCCTGTGATTTCTTCTAAAATACTACGAGTTTGTTTACGCATGATTAATATATTTAGCTAAATAATGTTAATAGGAGATACTGAAAATGCAACTTTCATCAGCAGCACAAGATTTTAGAAACTTAGCAAATAAGCTACAGCAAATTAGCGAATATGATACACATACAGATACGCAAGAGCCAGACCACGAAATTACTGATAGTGAATTAAGCCGCTTGAAAATTGCATTGCGTCCACTTGTAAGCGATTCTATGCAGAGTCGTTTCACACAAGTTCTGAACAAAATGGCCAGTGACCAGCCAATTACCTTTGCTGAATCTAAGTTGCTAACTGCTGCTTTTATTAGCATGGCTGACATTATTGCTTCCGATAGTACATTGATTTCACGTTTACGCAAAGACATCAGCGATTACAACGATGAGGCTGAATCAAGTGAAGAAGCCCCAGCAGATGAATACAGCCCAGAATTGAGCCCAACTGATTTTGAAGCTGATTCAGAAGAGATCGAACCCGAAACCGATTTGTATCAGCCAAAGTAATTACTCTTCTCGGCTAACAATGCCTCTTAAGAACTCCCGGCTTGCAGTAGTTGCACCTTGAGTAGTAAGAGGCGTTTTTGTAGGTGCAGGTTCAGTTTCGCCGCCTGATTGTTCCCAAGCTGGTGTACCCGTTGCCTTTTCCCATTTAGTAGTAGACACGCTAGTTCCCATTGTACTTCGTGCTTTGAGCTTGTCATAAACATCGCTGGCTCGCACAGTACTTGATGCAGTATCACCTTCTAAGTCACTGATACGTAATGTATCTGGATTGAAGCTCAAATCAATTTTCTGACCAACTGCTGCGCTCGAACGGGTTTTCATAAACTGCAACTGTACCATACAACGTTCACGCATTGTAGGAGTAGAGAAAATACCAAATACGTTATCAGCAGTTTGAATCTTACTCAAACCACCAGCAATCATTGAATGGTCAAATTCTACACTTTCAACAGCACTACGGTTTAACTGACTTGCAGTTGCCAATAGTAGTTGTTCAGCTACTACCAAGTTTCGCAATTCTTCTGCTACCAGCTTGTCTTTAACGAACATATCACTTACACTGATCTTTTGACCAGCTGGCATCATCAAGTCAAGATAGTCAACCAAGATAGCATCAATTTTGATCTTACGCTGTGTCTGGAACTCTCTAATCCAAGATAACAAATCATTTGGTGTGACGCCGTTGGTCAACTGAACAATTTGCAGTACTCCAGCTTTCTTACCAACCATGCGTACTTTAAGATCAACCTCTTCCAATTTCTTGAACACTTCGCGAGTTGGAGTATCAGAGATCATTGCATCCATACGCATTGCACATAGGCCTTCAGATAGTTCCAATGAGAAGTACACTGTGTTCAATCCAGACTTGGCCCAATTTAGTCCCAAGTTCTGCAAGAACAAACTCTTACCTGCTCCAGACGCTCCTGCAAAGATGTTTAGCTCGCCTCTGTTGAAGCCACCGTATAACTTATCGTCAAGTGACTTCCATCCTGTGCTTAACTGTCCATTGTTATCTTTGAGTGCTGTCAATCGACCTGCGGGGTCAGCAAAGTAATCTGTACCAAATGTCTTTGGTAAGCCAACTTGAACAGCATCTTTGATCAGCTTTTCTACTGCACCGTACTCGTTCTTGTCCAGCATATCTGCACTTTGAAGAATAGCCTTTTCCAATGCTTTATGTCTTGCAAAGCCTTCAAACTCAGTTAGAAACCATGCACTGTGTTCTTCTGCCTGTGCTTGCAAATGCGACAGGTCTGTATTTGTTGTAGCCTTAACTTGTACAATGTCTGGAATGTTTCCGTGTTCACTTACATAAGTTTTGATAAACTCTGCTGCACTTCTTAGTCTGCGATCAAAGTGTTCAGGATCTAAAACGTTTTGGCATCGTGCTGCCAAATCTCTATTACTGACCATAAAATCCAGAAATAGTTTCTGTAGTTCATAGCCGTATTCTTTTACTTCATTTGCCATTAATTGTTTCCCCAACGTAATGCTGCCATTGCGGCGTCTTCTTGTTTTGTAAAGTTATATATCAAGCAGTCTTCTATTAGTGTAGTCGTATAACGGTCTCCTGGAAGACCGTATTCTTCAAGCATCCATATACAAGATTCGTTCCACCATTCCTCATTATCCTGCCCCAGCTTCCAAAGTATTTTTACTTTATACACACCACCGCCTTGCCATTAGTTTGATCTTCAACGGACTTGTTTCAATTGCTTCTAGCACACTTTGCAGTGTTGCAGCACGACCAAACTGCTGTGCAGCCTGATTGGCATCTTTAATCTCTGGTGGCCATTCTGGAAAGCTAACACTCCATCCTAACTCGGCTGCTTGCAAAACTAATTTCAAGCCAGCATGATCTCTGTCAGCAAGCACAACTGGTTCGTTGTCAATGTCTTCAATGATCTTAGCTTGCTCTGGACTAATTTCGTTTGTCATAATGGCCACGCCGTCAAGACTTAATGCATCGTACTCGCCTTCGGTCACAATAGTGTATTTTCTATGATGACTTTGATGTTCTAAGTTAAACACATAACTTGGAGGGCGGCTCGCGATCATCTTTGCAGTTTTCTTGTCTGGAACATCACCAATCCAGCGAGCACTGTATCCAATGAGATGACCACTATCCATGTAAGGTAGTATAACGCGATTATCCATGCCTTGGATAGGGCTTGCACTGGTGTACCAATCTGTAAGTTCAAGTACTCCGCGGCTGTCAAGGTACTCTGCTGCTTCTAAGTTTAGTTCGCGCACTGTCCACGGCCATTGTATCTCTGGCCAGTCTGGTTTCTTGAATGGTTCGTGTACAACAGTTTCATCTTCTACAACTTGATCCCATAGTTGTATCTTTAAGCGTTGAATCTCACCTTCATCAATTCCAAGCTCTCGCATTAGTTTGATTAGTTTGATGCCCAGTTTTTGTCCAGGGCGCCAGCCTGTGGTAAAGCCGCAGTTAAAGCAGTGATACCCAATGCGATCTGTTTCAAATTTAAAACCGCCGCGCCGTTTTGTGTCATGGCTTCTTTGTCCGTTCTGCATGCAAACTGGACAGTTCATTGTGAGCCAACCATTTGAGGTTGACTTTAATGCGGGCAAGTGTGCCCTAAGAATGTTTTCGACTAAACTCATATAGTGTATTATACACTACTGAATACGTAAAGTCAAATTGCTTACACTCGAATTATAACTTTATTCAATGTGCCAGCGTTTGAAGGACTATCAGATTTGATCACCCGAACCCAACGAACACCACCGTAATAGTTGTACGGGTCGATACCAGTAAAGCCGCGTAGGTCAAGTGTTGAAACGCTGTAGTCCTGTGGTTTTAAGTTTGCCCACAATGTGGAGCCAGTCACGTTTTCATCCATTGTTCCTTGAACAATCAGTGTGCCTGTGTAATTGGTAGCATATATGCCAACTGTAAACAGGCTTGTTTCTTTTTTATAATATACCGGTCCGTTAAATGCACTAGAAATAAACAGTCCGTTTGATGCTGTCCATTCTGTTATAGTGTTTGAACTACGGCTTGTTGGGATAGGAGCATCCATTACTTCAACATCAAATGCACCTTGCATAGCACGATTCCAAGTCAAAGCAAGTTCAAGTCCGTCTTCGTTGACTATTGTTGCACCAACTGAGTATATTCCAGATCCAAGTGTCATTAAATCTCGAGCATACACTGTAATACGTGCTTGTCCATTTTCAGCAACAGTAGGCATTGCACGTCGACGGAATATAGTAGCGCCTGTTTCTCTATCCCACATTGTGATAGTCAATTCTCGACGTAATAGGCTAACTGGCCGACGATCTGCTCCAGTAATAGTAAGATCTAATAGATTATCTACACCTTTAAACCAAGTAATGCGTTGGTCAGTGTAGCTTGGTGCATGACGTGTTGCGCTAGGTCCCGTGCCAGCGCCAGAGTAGTTCAACGTTGCTGTTGGGATGCTTGAGTTTAAAGTGGCCATGTACATATTTAGCAAACGTGCCGGATTATAAAATGCTAAGTACTTGCACGATGGACATTAAAGTTAAAGAATTTTTAGAACGTTTCCCTTTTATGAGCTTAATTCGTTACGGCGAAAACGAGCTTGTTGGGATTATACAAAATAGCGATAATGTTGTTGTTACTATGTATGTTTACAATCTACTCAAAACAGATGAAGATAAACTGGCTTTGATAGAGCAAGGTGACGAATGGTGGTGGGGTAGCAATCGTCTAATTCCAATCAACATTGTGCTCAAGGAACAAATGCGCCGTTTTACATACGCATTAAAAACTTACAGTACCAAAGACTTTGAAGTACTGTACGGATACCAAACTAGTTTAAATAATGTAATCACTAAGCGTACTAAACGACGCCAAATCAATCTTATTAGGAAAATGAGTTAAGAATATCCGTAGCTTAACTGCTCGCATATCAAATTCATCTGCGCCACAATTGCCACTGCATACGCTGTTGCATGGCTTTTCTTAAAGAAGTAATCACCGTTCTCTGGTGTAGTCCAAACTTCACGCATAACTGTATCCCAAGGCTTGCCAATAAGATAACGCTTTGCTGGACGAATCATTCCAAGTACTGCTGCCAGCTGCTCAATAGATGATGGCTTTACTTGACGAAGAATAGCACCATGTCCGTTTACATGAAATAACAGATTGCTAAATTCTTCTTGCTCTAATAGATCCCACAATGGCTCCTGATTGGCCAAGCGATCTAACTGCTCTTTGCTTCCAATTCCCTGGTATAGACTTACGTTCAGCAAGTCCACTTTAAAAAATCCAAGTTCCTCTGCTTTCTGGTAGTCAACATCGCACCAACCAGTATACGGGTTAGTTGGCACTGGATGAAAGTAAACCCCTGTCTTGTGCTTTTGTCGAGTTCCAGTTTGCGAATTCTGCATTGCAGGCACGTGAGACAGCAAACGTAGAACTTGTTCTCTGTCTGCAAAGTCAATATCTACGTCAGGCAAGCTCATAGTTTTTTCTTACTTTTAACAAGATCTATTAGAACTGTTTGTTGTTGTTGTAGGGCATGAACTTCAAGAGTCATTTCATTTAATTTTTCTAGTACTGTTTCTAAACGCTTTTCTAAGTCGGCGTACTGATTGCCTGTCTTAACGTTGTGTTGATCCACTGTACTTCGACTGTTTGATTTTTTAGTTTGTTTTTCCACCATTTGATATCCATATGTTCTGCTATCTTGTCAAGCTGTCCCGGTTCCATTCTATCTAATAGACGTTGTGCAGCATCAGTTGAAAATATAATCCAGGGGCTAATGCGCCCTAGTATTATCATATTCATTGCTGTTGCTGGTGCGACCTTATTAAAAAATTCTTGCCACCTAATGCCAGTAGAGTCGCCCCATTCAGCCATTGCAAGTATTGTTCTTTCCAACGCACGATCTGCAGTTTCTTTTTTAGCTGCTTCTTGCACGTATAGTTGATAAGTTCCGGGCTTTTGCCAATCGCCCAATCGCACTCCCATTTTAAATAGCCAATAAATAAATTTATCACTTTCAAACGGTCGGAGTTCTATTAAGTAGTTAGCAAACTTTACAAATCCAAGATAGTCAGCACTCCTTATAAAATCGTCAGACGTTTTTTCTTTTTTAGTGTTTGGACTTACATATTTCATGAAGTCAGTCCATACATTAAAACCTATCCGACTTGCAGGATCATCCTTGTTCATCCATCTGCGTTTCTTTTCGCACATGTGACTGCTCAAGGTTCTTTCGCGAGTAAATGACTTATTGCAAAAGCGACATTGATAATCCGTCATACTATTTAAACAACTCTTTAAGATCTTTATTACCCATGTTTTTGGACACTGCCATGCTTTCTAATATATCGTCGCCGTTTAACATACGAAATAGCTCCATCTCGTCATCACGAAGTGAAGGGAACTGCTCAAGCAACCAAGCAGTTAGTTTATCTTTTTTTGCACCCTTGGGTGGGATAAACTCATGTCGTTGTTTTGTACCTAACCCACATAATGCAAGTACTCTCCAACGTAATTCATCGTGTTCACTTTTAGTTGCTACATAGTCAAGATTACATAGTTCATTGACTGTGACCAAATAGTATTCTTGTATATCGCGGGTGCCTTGTACTTGGCTTGCCCATCTCTGTGCCATGTACGTACTCAACGATTTTAACTCGTCTGGCTCAAGTTTAGAGTAGTACTCGCCCTTGCGTAGATCCACTGCTGCCATTACTTGCTCAATTGGCAGCTTGTATGCAGCCGTTGCCGGGGTTTTCTTTTTAGTAGCCATAGCTATATTTTAAAACCAAATTTTGTTTAAGTCAAGTACTTCTGGAATTTTATTTGT